GTGTGCGTGGTATTGCGTTATATACAATGGCGCCAAATACTGATGAACAAGAATTGTTCTATATGGGACCAGGCGAACCTATTGTAAATCAACCTGCTGCTGAACCTACGCCAGATTGGGCAGATGATCCCAATATTAGTGTAACTAATAACACACCTAGAATTGCAAATCCCGGTGGCAGTGGCGAATATGCTTTGTATAGTGGCGATAACGAGCAGTTAACGGATGCAGCAGTATTCAATAACTATCAAAATGCGCTTAGTTATTTTACAATTAATTATAGTAGTTCGTTGGGAACTGGTTGGACCGTAAGACAACTATCGTAATTACTTCATTTCTTGATTGCCAAACTTTTTAACCAGTGCTTTTTGAATAGCAGGTTTAGCAGGTTGACCAATGCCGCTTTCATCATGTGTAAAAAAACCATACAAGCTAATAACTTGTGGATTTTGACCTGAGATATAATAAAATAAACTAATGTCTTTAGTCATGCCAGCATGTATAAGGCGTGGCTTGATCATCCCAAGTGGACCATCGCCATTAAACGGACGATCTTTGCTGCCAAATGGAGTCATGGCATTGATTTCTTTGGTCTTTTTAAAATCAATAAATGCTTTTAGAACTGTAGCGCCATGTGATTTTAGCGTCTCATCGAATAGCGCACAGGTTCTAAAAACTGTAGCCATTATTGAATTCCAAGAACAGATTTCATATGTTCAACAAGTTCATCGCCGCTCATAGGTTCGCTGAAATCACTTTCCTTAACAGCAAGGATGCGAGCGGTATCTTCCTGAGAAATAACAGGATCAGCAGCCACAATTTGGCTTGAAAAATCTTCATTTGTAGGGATAACTTCACTGATACGCATCGGAACTCCTGTAATATTTATACCTTATAATAGCACAAGTAGCCTATCTGTCAAGGAAAAAATAGGACTTGACTTATCCACAGCTTGTGCTATGATTAAGCATGACAAAAACTAGGATAAATAAAATTATGCGTATCAGTGAAGTCGTTGCCCACCAAGAATTTAATGTATATCTTGATATGGACGGCGTTCTTGCCGATTTCTTTGGTGAATGGGCAAGGTTGGATGGTAAGAGCCATTACAAAGACATTGACAACCCCGAAGCTAAATTAGAATTAGTGCGCCAACATCCTACCTTTTGGGTAGACCTTCCACTGCTTCCTCATGCAAGGGAACTTGTGCGTACTGTCAAAGAATTTTATGGAAAATATTATATTTGTAGTACCCCACTAGCTAATGATCCTCGCAGCGAAAGTGGCAAACGAGCATGGATTAATATGCATTTCAGTGATATGCTGCCAAGCGGCATTGAACTTACGCATAACAAAGCGCAGTTTGCTACTAATGAATATGGCATGAGCAATATTCTTGTTGATGATTATGGCAAGAACATTGCTTCTTGGCAAATGGCTGGCGGAATTGGTATCAAATATGATGATAAAGATTTTTCCCGTGTTGCGCAAACACTTAAAAAGTTTGCAAAACAAGGAGAAGTAGCATGAGGATATATAAATGTATTACGAATATGACAATACCGAATATACCAAATATACCGATGACAACTGGTTCAAAATATTATCGCTGTGGAATGACTTTCAAGAAAGAACAGATTACGATCCTCACCCAATAAGTATAAAACGACAAGCAATATATTATCTTAGAAAAAAGATAAATCGCAAAGTAACCCGCAGCGATCTTCGTAGATTATCTGCCAAAATTAAAAAAATGAAAAACAGTGCAGACAAAGAAGAAAAAGCTCGCGGTGCAAAACTTGCTCAAGAATTACAAAGAGTTTTTAAATGTAATCAATGACTGAAAATAGAATAACTTTTGTATTATATCCAGAAACATATGATTATGCGGATGGAGACATTGTATATCGAATTTTAGGCAATCGTCAGCTATTGACTGAACGAGCAATTCCTTGTTTAAATAATAACCAAGCACTTGCAGAAAAATATATTCTTCTTCCTGCACCAGATAATACAATTGATTTTAGAATAATTAATTTAAAACTAAAAAAGATTAAATTATCAAAAATTGTAATAAATGATGTAAAGATTGATTTGTCAGAAGAATTTACTTTTTTTAAAATAGACAATAAAGGCGGTAAATTTATTATCCAAACATAATTTATAGGACAGAATAAATACTCCAAAGGAATAATTCTTATGGGATATGAAGTCCACAATAGTCCAGTATATGGAAAGATATTATATAAGGACGGGCGTCCAGTAATTGTAAATTATGATGAAGCGGATAAACTCACACAACGCTTTAATGCTTCAGTTTGGAAGTTATACGATGGTCGTTATCTAATTAAATTGCCAGAAACAATCAACAGTATTGAAGAATGCGATTGTCAAAGTGTTGGCAACGACAGTACAGAATATGTTATGCAACCATATAATGAAGAACCTCGTGACAATGAAGTTCATATGGCTCGTGCTGATCTTTATCGCACAGCAAAGTTAGCTATTATGCTACATGAAATGTTAAAAAATATTGACGAAAACCAAGGACTTGATGGCTGGGTGCAGCGTAAACTAACTCGCGCCGCAGATTATATTGAAAGCGTATTTGATTATATGGATTATGAAATGCGCTATCCAGAAGAAATGAATGAAGACCCGCAAGTTCCTGGCCAATTGCAACCACCGCAAGGGCAACAATCGCCGCAAGTTCCTGGACAAAAAGCACCAGCACCTGTATCTGGAGCAAATCAAACTCCAGGAATGGTTAAAATGGCAAAGGTTGATACAAACGGAAAAATTCAAGGCCAACCAATTGTTGTACCTGCTGCGCAAGTTAAATCTAAACAACAAGCTGGATTCCATGTAATAGGCGAAAGTGCTAGTTCTGGCGCAAGTGGCGCTGGTGGCATAGCCGTTGGTGGCATGAATGGTGGTGCTGGCAGCAGTAGCGTTGGTTCGCTATTTGGTGGCACTTACAATCAGAAAAAACGCAAGAAAAAAAAGCTAGAAGGCACTATGACTGCTGCTGAAAAAGAAAGCAGCGGCCCAAAATTTACTGGCTATTGGAAAGGCACTGATAAGAAAATTCCTGGCAAGAAAATGGTAGGCGGTGGAGTTTAACATGAAAATAAATGAAATAATTTTAGAAGATTATGAATTATTATCCGAAGCAGACATGAAAGTGACTGGTGATAAAATATTGCAAGCACTTGCATGGGGATTGCAAAAAGGCGCTAAAGGCGTTTTTTGGGTTGTCACAAATCCAATTAAAGCTATTTCGTTGGCTGCGGTTGCAACTCATCCAAAAGGTGCATGGAATCTTGCCAATCTTACTTTTAATTTGATATCTGATCCTGTTGCAACAGGAAAAATTCTTGCAAATCAAATAACTCCATGGGCAGATTCTGCAAAAGCTGCAAGTGATCTTTCTATGATTATTGGTGATAATTTGCCAAGCGCAGCAATAACTGGTCTTGCTAAACTAGCAGTTTCATATGCGTTGCCAGTTGCTGGTGTTATTGCGCTACTTTACGGCGGCAATAAACTGTATAACTATCTTAAATCAAAAAATGCGTTACCGCCAGAGCAACCAGCGCAGCAACAAAAGCAACCATTAAAGCCAGCTTACAACCAAACTGTTTCGCTAAAACCACAAGCAAAACCTGCTACTGCTCCAACTGCACCAGCGCAGCCAGCAAGAGAACCTGCGAGAGTGTAATGAGAATAAAAGATGTAATCTTAGAAGCAAGCAGCCCAGCGCAGCAAGCAGCTATTGCTATCAATATGAAAAAGCGTGGCAAGAAGCCAAAACATGATGAAAGTGTAATGGAAGCAGATGCAACTGATACAGTCAGTATGGATATTCCACTGCTACTTCGCATGATGGAATATGCTCGTGAAGATGCAAAGACCGATGAAGATTTGCATGATGTTGCTGAAAAGATGATTGCACTGAGCAAGAATCACGATTATCTTTGCATGGACAACTATAATGAAATCGTTGGCAGTGCTGCACACGACCATGTTGAAGAAAGTTGCCCACACTGCGGTGGCTTGATGCTACCAGAATCACGCCTAAATGAAAAGAAAGATGCTTGCTATTATAAAGTAAAGAGCCGTTATAAAGTATGGCCAAGTGCATATGCAAGCGGTGCGCTAGTTACTTGCCGCAAGGCTGGTGCTAAAAATTGGGGTAATAAATCCAAATGAAAGCGGAAGAAATTCTTGGCGAAGCATGCTGGAAAGGTTACCATAAAGAAGGCATGAAGACTATGTTTGGAAAGAAATATCCAAACTGCGTCAAGAATAAAAAGAAACGCAGCGAGAGCACAGAAATCAGTTGTGATCCAATAAGTGAAAGTACTTTATTGGAACAAGTTGATTATTGCATACATTGTAAAAATCTAATACTGCCAGAAGCAAGTGGCAATCTTCATAAGTGGTTCAAAGATAAGTGGGTTAATATCGGTAAGAAAGTAGGCGGTAAACATCCACCATGCGGAACAAGCGGTAGTAAAAGTGGCTATGCTAAATGTGTACCAGCAGCAAAAGCCCGTAGTATGAGTGCATCAGAAAAAAAGAGTGCGGTTACCCGTAAACGCAAAGCACAAAATGCATCAGGGCGTGGCGGCAAAGACACTGGTGGCAACGGAAAAGCTCCAATCCGTGTAAGCACTAAAGCAAAATAAATAATATGTTAGGATTTATAAAATGAGTGATATGCGTTATATAATTGAAAAACTTACAGCAATACAAGAAAACAGACCAACTATTGGTGATGGTGTGTTCTTAGAATTTGGCAATGCAATTGAAGTAGAAACGCATATCATGGAAATGACCGATGATGGCGATGGCATTATCCTCATGGCCGATGAAAAACTTATGAATATGCTTGAAAATTTAGATGATATAGAAGATAAGCATGGTTCACCGTATGATCGCGGTCGTGCGGATTCTTACTATGGTCGCAGACACAATCCACACAAGCTTGTTCCAAATGATCATGGTGGTCACAGTCATGAAAAATTAACTGACCCAAGTGAAGTAGAAGCATATTCCAAAGGCTATCGTGAAAACACTGACACAAAAGATTGGGGCGAAAGCATTGAAGAAGGTGAAGTAGTTTCACTAAAAAACAATGAACAAACCCTAAAACGATTGGTAAAAATGTGGTGGAATGGCGATGAAGAAAAACATGCACACGCCGCAAAAATGCTTGATAATATGGGATGGGATGTTGAGGAAGAAGACGATGATGTCGTTCTATATAAAGGCGATCAAGAAGTTCGTTTCTTTATGGACGATCTTTACGAAGCAGAATATCATGGTCGCAAGGTTCAATTGAATAAACCCCATAGAGGGGATGTTAAAAAATTTGCTGTCTTCGTTAAAGACCCTAAAACAGGCAATGTAAAAAAGGTGAACTTCGGAGACCCAAATATGAGGATTAAAAAGTCAAATCCAAAACGCCGAAAATCTTTTAGAGCAAGACACAAATGCCATACTGCTAAAGATAAAACAACAGCAAGATATTGGAGTTGCCGTAAATGGTAATTTCAAAAACTTATTCTGTTTACAAAATTACAAATAATGTAAATGGTAAATCATATATTGGGTTTACTGGTAATACAATATTTGAAAGATTTGAACAGCATAAGAAAGATGCTTTAAAAATTCGTGACAATAGAAAATTTTATAATGCCATAAACAAGTATGGAGTTGATGCATGGAATATAGAATTATTAGAATCGGTTGAATCCGCAGAAATTGCTAAACAAAAAGAAATAGAACTTATAGAAAAATTTGATACCTTTAATAATGGATATAATTCTACAAAAGGTGGCGATGGCAATAATGGCATAATTATGTCAGAAGAGTCAAATGCAAAAAGAAGTAAAGCATTAAAAGGTATTGCTAAAAATTATACAAGAATGCATGGTAAAATCCATTCAGAAGAATCTAAAAAGAAAATATCTGAATCACATAAGGGTAAGAAAAAACCTTGGGTAAAGTGGGAAAAATCTATTATAGAGAAACGGGCGATGACTCGTCGTGGCTTGACAAAGGAACAATTTGATTCCATCCATTTGTTAAAAAATGAAGGTTTAACATCAAGAGAAATATCAACCAAATTAAATTTATCACGGGATATGGTCAAAAAATGGTCCCTTAAAGAATGGGACTTCATGTAATGTTGTTAACAGAGTTATTTGACTTGGATGAAGCCGCTGGCGTAGGAGTAGTTCCTGCTACTAAAAAGGCGGCAAAAGACCCTCGTTATGCCAATGCGTTGACTGTTGATATTCATCCAGGCGAAACACAAAAGCAAGCAGCTAAGTTTGGTAACAAAACAGACAAACTTGGGCGTCCTCCTCAATTAAGGTCAGACGGCAAAGTATAATGCCAGAACTAAAATACATATCTTGTATACTGCCTACTGCTAAAAAACAAACGCCGCATCATGGGCCAGATAGAGCAGGAAATTGGCATGGCAATTATCGTGGACCTGATTTTGATTATAAATTTAATGACTATGGGTTTCGTGGTCCACAAATAGAAAGAGATACACCAGCATTAGCAAGTTTTGGTCCTAGTTTTTCTGTTGGCGTGGGAATACCAGTAGAATTACGCTTCTGTGATCTAGTAGCAAAAAAACATAATTTAACAAACTTTAGCTTTGCCAGCACAGGCGGTGATAATCTTGCTATAATGCGCAACATTAATTCATTTTTTAACAGCTCATGTGAAAATATCGATGTTAAATTACTAATAGTTATGTGGGCAGACTGTGCTAGGTTTTCATATGCTGTACCTACCAAAGATGATTATGTTCGTGTTACCCGTGGTCCTGGGTGGATTGATGAGATGACTGAAGAAGAACAAAA